CTTGTTCATCTGTGGTTGCCTGGGGGCATGCAACTGTGCTATCATCATAGTAGTTAATTAACCAATATGGCATTATACGGAACTTCAAGTACTTACTTGGCACCTCCAGCGAAGAAAACTAGGCAAGGAAACTCAAAAAACACCAAATTAAGTGCTACTTCTCGTAACGGAGCAAAGAAAAGATATAAGGGTCAAGGAAAATAGTCGGGAAACCCTATAAATAAAAGATAATAGGGTTAATTGAGATAAATATCTCAAATTAGGACAAGAATGGCAAGCTACAGATTCAGATCTGAGAAGTACGTCAGTAGAGGATTCAAGGATTTGGCGATTTCGTTTAATTCTAATCCCTCAACTGGCGATTTTGGCGTGGTTAAAAATGAAAACGCTATAAAACAGTCTGTCCGTAACCTAATTTGTACAATGTATGGCGAGAGACCCTTCCAAGATGAGATAGGATCTCGTGTCAGAGAGCTATTATTCGAACCATGGGATCCATTTTCTGTTGATTCTATGAAAGGTGAAATTTATAACTGTCTTCAAAGACTTGAACCTCGTATTGAAGTGAATTCAATAGAATTAAGAGATGATTCAGACATTAATTCTATTCAAGTCGCTATAGATTATACCATAGTAGGACAGGAAGTCCAACAGTCAGTAGATTTTCTCCTAGAGAGAGCATAAAATGTCAGCAATTCCTTCACAATTAACGTCGTTAGACTTCTTTGAGATCAAAGAATCCATTAAGTCGTACCTAAGAACTCGAAAAGAGTTTACTGATTACGATTTTGAGGGATCTTCATCATCATATTTGATCGACGTACTCGCTTATAACACATATTATACTGCATTCAACGCTAACATGGCATTGAATGAGGCATTTCTTGAGACAGCGACTGTTAGAGACAACATTGTAAGGATAGCAAAGCAGTTAAATTACACTCCTAGGTCTATAAAAGCGTCTAGGGCGTGTCTACAGATCACCGCACAGACCACAATTGGTCTAAATGGTACTACTTACCCAGAATTTGCTACTTTAAGGAAGGGTGATGTCTTTGTTGCTAACAATGATAACGATAATTTCACCTTTACACTGACTCAGGACATCCAAGTATCTGTTGATAGCTCTACTGGTATAGCAAGTTTTGATAATGTGCTTGTTTATCAAGGAAATTTACTTACTTTTAACTATACAGTCGATTATACACAACGTCAGGACTTCGTAATTCCTGGAGAAAACGTAGATACGAGTCTTTTGGTGGTTGACATCTCTCCAAATGCTCAATCTTCGGAAACTGACACCTACAATCTTGCTACAAACGTAACTTCTGCTAATGCTACAAGTAGAATTTACTATTTGGAAGAGACAGATGACCTAAGATACCGTTTAGTCTTCGGAGATGGGTCTATTGGACGTAAATTAGTCGATGGTGAGTACCTTACTCTCACTTATGTCAGCACAAATGGTGTTGAAGCTAACGGATGTAAGAATTTTGACTACATTGGTAACATAGTTGACTCTGATGGAAGGGTAATACCTCCTGCTGCTATGGTAGTCACTACAAAAGACGCTGCTCAGGACGGTGAAGACCGTGAAACTGGTCTATCAGTCAAGTTTAGAGCACCTAGAGCATATGCAACCCAAAATAGAGCAGTTACAGAGACAGATTACGAGCATATAGTCTCAGAAATCTATCCACAGGCAGCTTCTGTTACTGCATACGGTGGAGAGAAGTTAAATCCACCAGTTTACGGAAAAGTTTACGTTGCTATTAGACCAAAAACAGGAAATAAGTTAAATGCGACTACAAAACAGAAGATTAAAAACGATTTAAAGAAATATTCGGTTGCTTCTGTTGAACCAGTCATCATTGACCCAACAAGTTTCTACATGATTCCAAAATCTTACGTTTACTACAGTGGAAACGATACTGCACTCACTGGAGCACAACTTGGTACTAAGATTTTACAAGGAATTGACGCATTTAACAAAAATGGTCAAAATAACAGATTTGGTGGTCGTTTAGATGGATCCAAATTCGGATCTATGATCGATAATAGTGATACATCAATTTCAGGTAACGTTACTCAGATGACTTTGGGTAAAAACCTTGATAAATTTGTATTTGGTAATGTGTTTACTCAATGTCTTGACTTTGGTAACCCACTTTATGATCCAAGCAAGTACTCTGGCAATCCAGATGGAGGTACTGGTGATAATACGGGAGTTTCCTGTAAACCATCCTTCTCAGTTGCTAAATCTGGTACATTTTATGCCACTGGTTACACAGAAGACCTAGTTAATCTCACTTTGAGTGATGGAGCAACTGATGCTGCTGTAACAAGTACTGGTTTATCAACAAACGTCACAAATGAGGTCTTAGTACCTGTAAATATAAGAGATGATGGCACAGGAAATCTAATTCTAGTTACAACAAGGGATGAGACAGAATTAGTACTAAATCCTTCTGTTGGAAGTGTTGATTATTCAACTGGACAGGTTTGTGTGGGTCCAATTGCGATCCAAGGCACTCCAGACAACACTGAGAGACTTCCAATCCAAGTATTACCTGCTGGTGGATCTATATTGATTCCACCTGGCGATGATCCTACCATCTTTAGCCCATCAGTCAATCCAATTGACTACACAATCAATGACACCGCAATCCCTGCCTTTGATCCTAACAATTTCAATGGTTATAATTTCGGTGACTTAGGAGGTATAAATATCATTGATTATCCAACAGATACATTCACGTATCCAGTAAGCGAATCCTGTTTCTAAATAGATGTCACCGATAACAAAGAATATCAACGTCTCTGATAGGGTCGAGAGTCAGTTACCTGATTTTATTCGACAGGAAGATAGACAATTAGTCAATTTCCTGTTTGAGTACTATAAATCTCAGGAAAAAACTGGTAGACCTTATGATATCCTCAACAACTTGATGAGGTATCTTGATCTTGACAATTATACGTCAGACGAGCTAGCGAGTAGCACAAGTTTACTAAAGGATATTGGTGTAAGCGATCCTAAGATCGAAATTGAGTCTATTGATGGATTCCAGAATCAAAATGGATCCATAATGATCGATAATGAGGTCATCTACTACGAGGGCGTGACTCGTGGTCCTGATGTCATCATTACACCAGGTGTTTCCTTTCCACAGTTTAATAAGAAGAAGCAACAGCTAGAAAACCCATTTACATCTTTTGATGGTGTTGAAACTGTCTTCCCAATGAGTTTCTTGGGTACTCCTGTAGCACCTCCTAGTGCAGAGCACCTTATTGTTATTACATACAATACTATGTTAGTGCCTGGCACTGATTATAGTATTAATGGTCTAGATCTTGTCTTTGATGTAGCACCACGTGATAGAAGTGGTGGAGACGATTCAGAATTTACTAGAGTTACATATTTGGTCGGTTATGCTGATCAAACAATTAAGGTTGCAGATAATATACCTTGGCAAGAGTGGCAGAATACAAAAATATATCCTTTAAGAATTGATGGAGTCGCATATACTCCAACTTCTGAGATTGGGTTAATAATTAACAAGAATGGAAGGTTACAAGTACCCTATGAAGACTTTACTGTTTTCAAAGACAAAGTTGTCTTTAAAAATCCTATCGGAGCTGCAGATCTTATTCATATTAGGACTGTTGAATATGTTGCTCCTTCATATGGGTCTGGAGCCAAGGCTATTGCTAAGGTTGACGACCTAGGTCAGATACAAGCACTTATTCCTAAAGAAGGTGGTAGTAAGTATCGTCTAGACTTTAACCCAAAGGTTACTATTAGTCATGATGCTGGTAATACTGCTACTGCTAAGTCATTAATTGGTGGTATTAAGGATATTAACCTTTTAGACGGTGGTCAAGGTTATACTTCGTATAACCCACCTATCCCAGTGGTAGTTGGACCAGGAGATGCTAACGGTACCATTGCACAACTGTCTTTAACAGTTAATGATGAGACTGGAATGGTTGATTCACTTACTATTGAGAATAGTGGTAGTGGATATAACTTCATTCCTGCAATATCCTTCAAAAACCCTGCTGGTGCTACTATTGGTGCTCCTACTATTGATGGAGAAGGTCGTGTTAACATAGGATCCATTGAAGTACTTACAATGGGTAGTGGATATAGCAATCCACCTATTGTTTACATAGATGCTGCTCCTGATGGTGGTATCAATGCTCAAGCATTATCAAAGATTAACCAAGATGGTCAAGTATACGAAGTACAGGTAGTTAATAGAGGTAGGGGTTATGTAACTCCACCTAGAGTAAAGATAATTGATCCAATTGGTGCTCAAGTCCTTGATGTAACTGTTGCATCTGGGTCTGTTACTAATATTGAGATGTTAACAGGTGGAAGTGGTTACACTGATGCTCCATCTGTCTATATTGTTGATGATAGGAAGGATGGATACGGAGAACTCGTAGGGGGTACTGGTGCTACTGCTGCTGCCACCATTTTCAACGGTGAAATCACTGATATCAACATTACCAACTTTGGTACTGGTTATTCTGCTGAATTTCCACCTAAAATCTACATTGCTGATCCAAGATCTGCTAGAGCATCCGTAGATGTCGGTTTTGACCAAGTTACTGGTTTTGATATTATTGAAAAGGGTCAAGATTACTCTCCTAGTGCATTCTTAGGATGTTCTAGAGGTGTTTCTGGTCCAGTTGAGTACGACAACCTTCATAACGAGATTTATGCTGGAGAAGCAGCATTAAGGCAGTCAAATCACCTTGCTGGTGGCACAGTTGTCAATTTAGACTCACTTTTCATTAAAGAAGTCTTTGATAAGTTTAGAAGGCAGTATTTGCCGACTATTGACATTGATTTTAGTGAAGTTAACCCAGTTCAGGTCATTAAAAACATTAGTGACTTCTATGTTTCAAAAGGTACTAAATTAGCGACTCAATATCTCTTCAAAATCCTATTTGGACAAGAAGTTGACCTTTATTATCCAAAAGACGAAATTATTAGTCCATCTTATGCTACTTGGGTTGTAGATACCGTTTTAAGAGCAGAATTGCTTGAAGGTGACCCAAATGATCTGTTAGATGCTCAAATTAACCAATATGCCGATGATGTTGACACTAGCGTTGGAAATGCTAATGCTTTAATAGAAAATGTCATCACAATCATAGAAGGTACTGATACAATCTATGAATTAGCGATTTCTGAAGAAACTCTTACTGGTAACTTCATTATTCCTTACAAAACTCGTCTTGTTGAGCCTCTTTCGACTACGGGACAGATAATCACGGTTGACTCGACTATTGGATGGCCTGAGAGGAATGGTACCATTAGAATCAATGATGAAGAGCAAGTTCAGTATAAAGAGAAGTCCTTAAACCAGTTTATAGAGTGTACTCGCTCTAAAAACGGAATTGTCGAAGATTGGGATCCTGGTACCATAATTCAGTCAGATATTTACGTTTATACCAATTTTGGTACTGCTAACCAATGTAAACTAAGAGTACTTGGTATTGCAGAAGCAGGAACGACTGTTTTAAACAATACTGGTAGTTATTACCTTAGTGGAGACAAATTAAAGGTTGCAAACCTTGGATCTACTGCTGAAGAGCTCAGATTGCAATCTTGGTTGTATAACGTTAAAAAACTCATCCAAGTAACCAGTATTACCCCTGGTGGTGTTAATAACCAGACTGCAACTGTAATTTGCGATAACCCACACGGATTATTGGTTTCTGACCAAGTTACGATCTACGGTGCAAACCCAGTTGTCTATAACGGTACATTTACCGTTACATCACGTATTAACGAGTTTGAGTTCTCATATCAGATCAATACTCCAACTGAGATCATTCCAGCAGGTAATATCCTATTATCGGTTGACCTTAACAGAGGTAAGTCAGATGTAACCTCTATTAACAAGGTTATTAGTGAATTTACGACTAATATCCAAAACTCCTTCTTTAATGACCAATATGTCTATGTTGCTGCATCTGGACTACCAAACTACAAGATAGGTCCATTTACAGGGTCAGCATTGATCCCAGGCAACCAAAGAAAGCTATTAAGATTCCCTAGGACAGTTCAAACCATATCAGAGCGTCAAACTATCAATCCAGGTACTCCAATAGGATCATGGGTTAATGGTGTTTCTATTTGGTCTTATAAGTCAAGAGAATACATCCAGTATGGTCCTTTAACAAATATCACTGTAACTAACCAAGGTGAAGGGTATGATGCTGGTGCTAAACCTAATGTAGAGATAGAAGGTGGTGGAGGTACTGGAGCAGCAGCACAGGTTGTTGTAAACGGTAGTTTAGACAGTTTCACTGTTACAGCACAAGGTACTGGATACACTGAGTCACCTCTAGTATCAATCGTAGGTGGCGGTGGTATTGGTGCTACTGCACAAGCAGTTATCACTGGTGGTAGAGTAACAAGAATTTTAGTTGAGCAACCAGGTACAGGATATACTTCACAACCTCTAGTTTCTATTACAGGTGGTGGAGGTACTGGAGCAGAAGCAACTGCTAGTGTACGTGGTCCAATTCAAAGTGTTACTGTTACTAACTTCGGTAGTGGATATACTTCACTTCCTGATATTAAGGTTAACTCTGGTGAGAATGCTTTAGCACAACCAATCGTATTGAATGGTAGAATCGTTTCTATCGCTATTATTAACTCTGGTAATTCCTATACTACTGCACCTAACGTAATCATTAATGGTGATGGATTTGGTGCTATTGCACAAGCAACTATCGGAACTATTGGAGAAGACAAAGGACGTGTTTTAGGTGTAACTATTACCAACAAGGGTATTGGGTATACACAAGGTTTAACAACCGTTAGACTCGAAGCAGTGGGTCAATTAGCGTCATTTGCTCCTACAGTCTATCAGTGGAATAAAAACCTTCAATATGAATTAGTAGACAAATATGACAATGCAAGAGGTTATGTATTCACTGGATATAACAACCAGTTTGGTGGTGAATATG